CCTTTATCATACACTCTTTTAGAAACTTTAGAACCTTTTGTTGCCCCAAATCCAGCAGTTACTTTACCTTTCTTTGCAAGTTTCTTGATTCTACGTTTTGATACCGCTTCAGATATCCGTTTCCCTATTCTTTTTCTTAATCCAGCCATTTTATTACCCTTTTTTGTTTATTTTATGCTACGATCCAACTTTTTACACGCTTTTTTGGCTTAAACCACAACCTTTTGTCATCATTTTTACTTAAATCTGAAGGAAAAGCATGCAGATTAGCATAAAAAAGAGCTTCTATAGTGTCATCGTGAGCCATTCGCGGTCCAAAAGTAACAATTTCGTTAGTTAAATCAAACATATTTTCCCTCAAATATACTGTTCCCATACTAAACCTGCCTGAGAGTCCACTGTATATACGATTTATCTTCTGTCTACCGCCTGGCTTCTCAGGAATTACAGCTACATCAAACTTATTAAGCCTTCTCCTTTCCTCATTCAATGATTGGAACACACTCCTATTCATTGCGACATCTTCTACAGTAGAAGAAATACAATGGTACTTCTGATGCATCTCTAATATATAGTCCACAACACCTTTCCTATCTATAATAACATTCTCAGCATTCTTAGCACCTATTGTAGGGATACTCCTGTGTCTCTCATAGTCAAGTACATAAAGACTATTATCACTGTCAATCGCAATGCACATTATAACAGAGAAGTCTGATTCTTTTGTATCAATATCAGTAGCAGGATCACATCCTACAAAGCAATTAACAGGGAATCTCTCTCCTTCTACAACAAGGAAGTTCTGATTCTCATCTGCATCATAATCATAATACCCTTTCCAATACTTTATATGTTCTCTTGTCCATAATGCATCTTCAGCACTCTGGACTTCCATCATATATTCCTGGTAAAACTTGGAGGCCTGTCCAGAATCCCTATAGAATTTCTTTTTCTCTTCTAATTTAGTAGTTGGGAACCAAGATGACCACAAGGCATCACCTGACTTAGTATATGCCTTATGTGTTATTATCTTCCATGCAAAATCATCACCATCCGATTGAGCTCTCGCATGATTAATAAGCAGGTTATTGATGAATGAATCATAGTGTACAGGAGTTCCATTCACTCTTAGTCTTCCAGTATGAGGTTCAATAGCAGGGTATACAACAGCAGTTACAAGGTTAGCATTCTTACTACGAGCATCTCTTGTAATAGTATTTGCTTCATGCTCAAAGTCATCAAGTATAATTAAGTCATATCGTTTATGGAGTTTTGCACCGCCACGGATACCTGCTACATTAGATTTGGAGATAAGTTTACACCCATTAGACAGTTCTATATCTTCTTCAGTCCACTTGGGCCCTTTCGTCTTACCAAAGTAATATAAGAACCTGTCATTGTATTCAAGGTGATGCTTTATGTAGTCCATGTTGCCTACAGAAAGCTTCTGTGTAGCAGATACCCATGCGTAAAACATCATATCATCTTTAGGACAAAATACGAAATCTTTTAATACTGATGCTTTAGTCAGTACTGTCTTACCATGACCTCGAGGTAAAATAATAGCAAGCTGCTTAACAGACTTATCATCTATTGCATCCGTGACTTCATAGTGGAAGGGAGGAGTTTCGCTGCGCATGAAGTCATCAGGAAGAAACAGCTTGCCAAATGATATTAAATCTTTACTTGCTAATTCAAATACTTCTTCTGCCTGTGATACATTCTGTGTGTTAATATTCACCGCAGGTGACGGGGTGGCTTTATACCTAATATCTCTAAAAGTTCTAAATCTGCTTTAGAATAAGCTGATTTACCCTCCATCATACGTTCATACATATTATATCCACCTCTTGGTAATTCACGATTCATTTCTCCTGTTTTGTACAACTCTTTGCCCTTTTTTACTAACCGATTCATTTCATCAACAGCTTCTTTACCATAAAATTCTAACTCATCATAACCCATCTTCTTAAAATCTTCAGCTGCCTTAATTGCTCTAGGGCTAATATGATCAAGATAAGTCATAACAGCCTGAGCATCATCAGTTGGAATACCTTTACTTAGCAAATTCTCATATTTTCTACCTGCTTCCATTAATCCCTCTGCGGCATCAGATACAGTATCTGCAATATTACTGACTAACTCAGCATCATTTGGATCGAATCCATATTGTCTAACAACTTCTTGTGCACCTTCAACTAAAGTAACTTGACGCTTTTGGATTTTAGCTATATTCGCAGCCTTTTTGCCTCCTTTAACCAGTTTTATACCTCCAGCCATAAGACCAACCATTGGTAAAGCTGACATTAACGATAGACCAGCTCCATACTTATCACCTTCTAATCCATATAAAACAGCGTCCATTACATCAGCAACATTACCAATAGCTGGAATCATACCAGCTCCAGCTAAGACAGTATGGGCTGTACTACTTAACTTAGAAAAATCTACATCAGTCTTATCACTGGCTGTTGTCATCATATCAAAAGCTTTATCACTTGATTTCTTATCAGTTTTAGGTTTGCCAGTAAACATATTAAGATGTTTACCTTTATCTGTATTCTTGATACTCATTCAATTTTCTCCAATCTGTTTAAATGTTCATCAGGTTCTCCAAAGAGTTGTGCATCAGCTAAAGGGATACCAGCCCAAGAATACTTATATATCTCTTTAATAAAACCCTCATCATATGTACTCAGCAACTCTCTATATTGAGAACTTTTCCTTACATCAAGACCAAGATGTTCAATATACCTCATTGCGTTAAGCCTTGCTGTTGTTTCCCACCAATCATTCACATATAGAATATAATTTTTATCTCTCACTTCACTACTGTACTTTCCTGTTATTCTTAAATAATTAAGTAAACCTCCCTTTTTAGAAAACTGTCTTTTCATAAGTTCCTTAGCTTCAGGCCTCATATTCCTCATTAATTTATGTTGAAACACTCCAAATATCTGTCTCGAACCTCCTTGCTTAACTAAACCAGATATAGCTTCAGTTGTACCTTTAGCTTTAGCCATAGCAGACTGAAGTTTAGTACTTGCTGAAAAAATATCTGGATTCAAGTTAGGATCAAATATATTTTTCAAACCATGAATAAGTTTACCCTGAAATCTATGTAACTGTCCAGCATGTGTAAATTCGTGTACATTTGTTTGTCCAGTTGTCTTCCTTAGTCTGTCACTGTCACCCCAATTAAACCATTTTTGTTTTCCAGCAACTTGTTGACTACCTGGCATATGGACGCCATATACCGTCCCCTTCCCCATTGCCCTTCTCAGAAAATCTGTTGTTGGGTTAACCATATTTCGATAGTCCATTATATCAATATTTTCTCCAACAATTTGTTTGAATTCCTTCCAATAAATTTTACCACGTGGAGAATTCATCAGATAATCCTCTAATAATTCCATTTCGTCTGGTTCAATAAAAGCGTCATCAAAGAATGTCCTAATATATCTTTTATATCCTTCTTCGTTTGTTAAATTTTCCTTTGTGAACTCTCTTGTCTCCTTAACAAGAGCCCTTTGAGATTGTGTTAATGTTGACTCAGGTAACAAAACATTTCCTCTATACATATTCTTTCTACGAAATGCTTGAATCTTAGGTTTTATAGAACTTAAACTTTTTAAAGTTTCTTTAGAAAATAGTCTTCCAGCCACTTTCTTACCAATATTTAAACCTACCCTGCCTGCTTTGCCAACTACTGGAATAGCAAACGCTACATCTAAAGCACCCGGTTCATAATCTTCTGTCGCTGCAGTTGCCCCTGTCACCATAGGCAATACAAAATCTGTAACTAATTTTGATTCAGTTAATGGAGCTATAGCACCTTCTTCCTCTTTGTACTTACCAGTACCTCCATGCCTAACCTTGCCGCCTGAGATTAATTCTAAAAGAGTTGGTTCAGCCATCACTCTTCTCAGGCAGTACTTCTTGCTTAGCAGATTCTAACTGATCTGGAGAGAAACCTTGGAAGACACCAAAGACACCCATCTCACGGTGCTTCACAGTATTGACAGATGTGCCTATAATCTTGCCTAGCTCTTTAGTAGACTGCAATATGATATTATCGTCTTCACTATTGTCAGCTAAACACTTAAGCCTGTTTAAAACATACTTGTGGTCAACACCTAACGCTTTAGCAACATCTAATACTGTCTTTTCTATTTCTTGCATAATCCTCTCCTGTTTTAAAAGTACTAACGCTTTCTTCTTAGCTTTGTTCTCATCAGTAGCAGCTTGAAATGCATCCATGTAAGCTTTAACCGGGCCCATTCCCGTAACGACATTAGTAGCGAATATCTTTTCATTGTTCGTCACCTTCTTACGTTTCCTTACCCTCATGTTCGTATACTTGATCTTCTTAGAAAATGTGTACCTGTTAGGATGCTGGTCAAAATCAGTATCCATAAAAGTCTTCTTATTGTTAACAAATGTGCCTACTACAGTCCTTACATAATTCCTTGCCCATTTATAATTTTTCCTGTCATTAGGATGATTTAAGTCAGCGACCTTCAATAACTGAATTATCCTGTCATCATCACTGTAGACCCAATCATCTTGTTTACCATCACGCCAGTCCTTCAGAGGAGTCTTGTCAGGATGGTCATTATAGAACTCACTTATGTGATCATAAATGTAATGACGATTGCCTTTAATTTTTTGGTATTCCATCTAGCTCGTCTAGCCTATTCCTGAACCCAATATTCTCTTCAGTTAACTCTTCTATTAACTTAGCAACAGGCTCCTCTACAAAATATACGTTGTCATCTATCTCTATAGGAAAATCCTTGCCTTCCTTCATAGACATAAGCTTCAATATGTCCTCTTGCAACTCCATTGGCAAGTGCGATATGAATTCTATACTTATTCCCATAGTTCTATGTAATAATTTATACAACATTACAATATTTCTCAAATACTAAAACTTACTTACCGGTAACACTATGTAGCATATATATATATATTATATATACTATTATAACCCCCCCCTATTCTTTTCTTTTCTTTACTCCACTTTCTTTTCTTTTCTTATACATAGCCATAATATACTAAAATGACCATGTTGTAGTCAACACTTATGCTATTTTGATATGGGGTGTTATTCTCGCATACACCGGTCACAGACCGGATTTCCGTAAATAGGATTTACGTTATTTTTCAATTAAATTAATTAAGTAGAATACGATAATAAATACAGATAGAAGGAGTATACTCATGAATAAATGGATCTTACGCGAGATCAAGAAGCTGAAGCTAACATTCGCAGCTGAATTTCTTGCAGCACCTGTGAAGAAAGCATTCATCCACGGCTTTGAAGTTCCTGGCAAGTATCAGGTTCAACAGGCCTTCGTTCAGGATATGAAGATGTTCATTAACCTGGCTATGATGAAGGACCCTCTCACTATGCAGTCCGATAAGGGCAAGACGCAGGAGAAGTTTGCTCAACTGCTGAAAGACCTTGATGCATTGGAAGGTGATGCCAGCGGTAGTGAATTCGATCAGGAAATTAGTGATTCCTAAATTGATGGGGGCTACGGCCCCCTCTTTTTTAGCAGCAAACAAGCATGCATCGCCGCTATACTCGCAATGCGGGAGGGTGGGTGGCTATGTAATGTACCATTATTACTTGTATGCTACATTCATTCTTCTTTATAGTACTTGTAGGCTACAAACATGGTCTTGCAACATGCTAATGAGGTTTATCATTTTTTTGTAGTAGCATATGAATACAAACTAAAGGAGTTAAATATGAGTTGGGACACTGTTATTAACACAATGATATTCTTAGTTGGTTCATTAACTATCATAGTTGCTGGTATTTTCTTTGCATTTGGCAGGGATAATGGTCATCCAGATGATATTATTGATTATGATCCTCCGGGGATACCATTAATGTATCGTTTCAGGACATGGCTTGCTTGTCGTTTTTATGATTTATATGATACAATTCATCCGCATAAGTATCATTTGAGGCATGATTGCGATTGTGAGACCCTGAAACCAGATGCTCCATATCTTGATGAGTTATTGGATGAGGATGAAAAGCCAGTAGATTATCTTGATGAGCTATTAAATGGTAGCGACAAGGATGAAATCGAGTGGTAGGATAATTCTAAAGGAGGATGGGGAGTTGTAATGCAAATTGCAGCTCCCTTGTAGTTTATTATTTTTTTGCTTGTAATAGTTTATGAACAAATGGGAGCATATTATGAAAGTATTTATCCAAACACATACATATTTAATCAATATGGATCATGTTGCTTATCTTAGAGCTGATGCTGATGGTGATAATTGTATATTTAAGTTGACTAATGGTGGCCAGATTATAGCAACATGCAGTTATGATTTAGTTATTAAAGAGTTAAAAGATTATCAATGGGCTCGTAAAGATGGTGTATATGATCTTAACTTGGTTGTTATAACATTGGATTACTAATAATAGGGGCCTTAGTGCCCCTTTTATTATTTTTTTGTAGTATGCAATGATAATAAAAAGGGAGCATAAAATGAACTCACCAACTGTTACACTTAGTAATGGGTTAACTGTTGCTAACTTCTCATCACCTCATCCATTTACATTTACTACTGGTGAAGTATTGCCAGCTTGTGAAGATGCTTGGGCGAAAGAGATGATGCTGGATATTGATGAAACAGAGTATCATGTTAATGAAGATGGTTTGGTATGGACAGATGTATCATTAAAGATTGATGTACCAAAGAATGTTCGTACAGAATTATATAAATTGATGCATAACAGTGCTATTGATATTGTTCTTGTGCCTCATATGGTATTACAAGCCATGAAGAATCATCCAATGATTACTGATAAATGTCGTGTTATTCGTGTTGCAGATAGGATAACAAAAGAGATATATCCAGATAAATTCTGTATTTAAAACAACTGTAAAGGGTCTATTACAGGCCCTTTGCTTTTAATTAACCACATACTGAAATACCAGAAGGGAGCATAACATGAGCATCGAAAAAGTAAATCACAAATCATATATTGTATGGGACAATGTAGGTAATTTTGTACATTTCATAGGTACACTTGCACAATGTGTAGATTATATAAATAGTTTTGATTTGCATCCCAACCCATAGCATACTGTGCGGCCCTGTGAGACCGTACGCACACAGCAGTATGTTATTGCCCGAGTCGGAGATTGGCCGCTGCATTTGCTGCTGATTCTGAATACGTCGGGTGCATAAGTGTGCAGCTGGTTTGCCTGCTACCAGTGAGAACAAAGCAGGCATCTTTTTAATAAAGGAGTTATTATGAAACCACTTAAAGGTTATCAAATAACAGTTAAAGAGCTGCAAAAGAATGTAAATGATAGGATTACTGATGTATATACTGAAGGTGATGTAACTGTTGTACAAATACCTAATGGCAGGGTAAAGATAATGCCAGATAGTAAGAAGCCACAGCCTAAGTATTCATTAAGGAATGGCGGTAGGAAAACAAAATATGTATTTAAACATGATAATGTAAACAAAAAAGGGAGAAAAAAGAATGTTAATAGAAAATTTGCAAATAGACAGTTTAACCAATAATATAGATAATGTTACATTTAATTATGATGATAAAATATTAAAATTCCATTCATTATCTTATAGTAGATATTTAGTACCTGAAAGTGCACCAATAGGTGTATTTATGACTGGAGGTCAAGCTCAGGTAATATTAGTTGATGAAGATAACACTAAGTATGAAGCATATGTATATTATTATGATAAACATGAAGGCCCAAGGAATTTCATATTGCAAACACTTGAATTAGAAGAATCTGATGAGGAGGAGTAATGTTTGATTTTCAACGAAGAAGAGAAGTTGTAGAGTGCAAAGATGGCTTTAAAATGTCTGTACAGGCATCAGAGAATCACTATTGTACTCCAAGAGAGAATGGTATTGCTATGTCATATACATCTGTTGAAGTAGGCTTTCC